GTAGGAGCACCTGGTAATTTAGCGTATCTCAAAAGTTATGGTTTTAAAACATTTGATCGTTGGATAGACGAAACTTATGATTGCGAACTTGATCACGATTTACGTATTATTAAAATAGTAAATGAAATAGAAAAGTTATGCCAATTAACACCCGATGAGCTTGATAAAATATGGGAAGAAATACAAGTTATTACAGAATATAATTTTCAACACTTTTATACTCAATTTAAAGAAATAATAGTTGATGAACTAGTAGATAATTTTCAACAGGTATTGATAAAATTTACTACTGGTAGAGACAAAAGTTTTCCTAATTATGTCAATTACAAAAACATTGACTTTGATCAAGTTAGATCTGTATTAAAAAAATGATTATTCATTTACCTGTAATCTTGAAATTATCAAGGTCTCCATATCACGTATACGTGTTCTAGTTGTTGTACTGTTCAAAACAATGAATAATTGTTTCTTACCCTTGATATAGGCACTCATAACCAAACATCCACCACTAGCTCGCACATAACCAGTTTTACTTACAATAACATTGTACTTTGCAACTAATGGATTGGTATTATTGTATTTCAGTTTAACCAGTTTATTTCTTTTGTGTTTTTTAACAAGCTCAATCACAGTCCGATTGCTGGCATTCACAATAGGACTGTATTTTTCGGCAGTTTGTAGTAACTTAACTAGATCTCGCGGACTGCTTACATTGCGATTATCTAATCCAGTACTGTCATAAAATTCCGTGCTATACATACCTAAAGATCTAGCCTTATGATTCATATCTTCTATACAAGCTCGATATCCGTTTGCGTAAATTTTACAAAGCATATCTGCTGCTTGATTGTCGCTATGTATAATTGCTAGGTCTATTAATTGTTGTCTTGAAACCGCCATACCTCGAAATTTTTTCATTGTGACTTTATGATCGAGATCTTGTTTACTATCTAGTACAACAATCACTGTCATTAATTTGGTAATAGAGGCAATGGGTTGAATAATGTCTATATTACTTTGTTCTAGTATTTTACCATCGCCGTCGGCTATCAACCACGACTTTGCTTTTATTTCTGTTGCTGAAGCCAAGTTGCATAAAAAACATAACAGTGCAATTTTAACTAATTTCATTTAACTCGGAAATATTTATGTTGCTGTAATCAAAAGTAATTCTATGCAAAACACGCTTGTCCATGTGTTTGAACTCCCAGCGTTTGTGTATAGAAAGATTTTGTTCGGCTATCACAATATCTCCATCTTCCCAATCATGGTGATACATATACTTTTCTTGCTCTGCAAACTGTCTTAATTCTTCAATGAATTTTCTTCCTTCCTCGTGCGGCATTCCTTCGATGAAGTGTATTTGATTCCAACTAAAAAATAATCCGGTGACACCAAGCTCATTGGTGTGAACTAAGTTTGGTCTATAACTTGAAATATCCGGTGGAACTGTTCCTTCTTTCCATAGATAGTCTGTGAACTGCACTACTTCTCCCACATTTAATTTTATTTTTGCAAACTCTTGTTTCTTTTCATCGGACAAATCATTGTAAGTTAAAATATTATTTAGATAACTTGTTCTCGAGCCTTGACTTCCACGTTCGCTATATAACCATACAAAAGGATTTCTATTAGGATCACTTACTCTATTACAATGCCACTCTAATTCATGTTCATGCCCGAACACTCCCGGTAAACCTTTATCATTGAGTTCTCCGGTCACACGAGAAATAAATCCATCAGAATTGTCAAGAATAAAATTATCATTAATGTTTGTGTCATGGTAATTTTCAATCTTTCCAAACAATCCACAAACTCTAATTTCATCCTCTGGGCTTAAAGATTGATTTTTAAAAACCACTACTGTATTTTTTAACAGGTGCTTTGTGATCAATTTTGCCTGTTCCTGAGTCAAATCTTTGATGTCAAAATCTTCAACAAGAACGGTCCAACCGTTCTCATGTATTCGAATGTTCATTTTGTATCCTTTGTTAAGTATTGGGTAAGCTAGTCCATGCTATTATAGCACGTTTATTTGAAACACCGTTAGCTAAAAAATTATCACTTGTGTGAAATTTATATCTATCTGCGGCAAACAATGATCCTCGTTTCCATGGAAAAATTTTATCTACAGTTAACCATTGAAAAAAATCATAAGGGATATGACTAAAATATTTTTGATGTGTTTGATTGTCGATACTGTGAGTAGAATATGGTTCAGTTTCTTGAATATAAAATGAAGGCTGTTTAATTTTACTACCTTCGTTGAAAGTAATTGTATGACTATCAACATCAAATAAAGGAATGATTAAAGTCCAAGCAGGAAACGGAGCTTCAGGCAAAGGAGGTCCGCCGCTGTCTATATCGCTATGAACGTTGTATGGATCAAAGCAATCAAACACATGAATTTGTTGTACTTTTAAGTCAGGACCAAATTCTTTTTCCAGTTTAGATTGTAAAATGTCTCGAACAAGTTTATTCTTTTCTTCGTAGTATCTGATTATATAGTAAGTACCAGAAAAAATAATTTCTCCGTTTTTACCGTGTGGATTATAGTTTTCGTGTTTGTCGTCTGTTGCTAAAAAATGTTTTTCTAGCATATCAAGTTCGTCGTCGGACAGAAAATTTTCTATTATTCTAGAGTCTATATTCATAGTTCTATTTAATTTCGCAATCTATCCATATTAAATTATTATACCAATCATAAACTGCATTTCCTTTTGGCACTAAACAGCGACCTAATTCAGGTTCACGTTCCATTCTTACCTGCACCACTGCCCACACTAACCAAACTAGATAAAGTATAGCGATACTACTAGAACTCCAACACAGTATTTTATATTGCAATTTCTTTTTTTTGCGGGCTTGTACTGTAGCTTTATCTCTTTCCCGCTGCATTTCTAAAGCAATAGCTCCGGCCTGTTCTTGACCGACTTTTTTCATCATTTCGTCTACTTCGGTCCACAACGCACCCAATTCAGGAGGACTTTGATAGACCATGATTTCACGCAGTTCTTCGCCCATGTGTTGAAGCTGTTTTTTCAGTAGCACACGTTGTAGAGCACGTTTACCTATGCTATCGTCGCCGTGATACACTTCTGTTTTGCTACGGCGTTCTTCTTCTTCAAATATGGCTTTACACTTGTAGTAGTTGTCAAAGTATGCACCCAATTGCTGGCCTATTTCTGTGTAGATATTAGATGTATCACCTTGCTGCTTGTTTAATGCAATTATGCGATTTTTTTCTTCTATGTATTGATTTTTTTCAGCAACAGTGGGTTGTCGGTCTTTAAACTTCTTATGAAATTGATCGTCGAGATCTGCGAGGACATCTTTGATTTCCCCGGCAGCTCCTTTGATGTCTTTATAAAGCTTACATCCTTCTTTTACAAGTTTTACAGCACCGTTTGCAAGTGCAAACAGGGTTAACGGATCCACTCCTTATTGATTCCTTTTTTTATTATAATTGATAGAATCAGTAGTAATCGAACGCTTAGTATTTATTACATCCTATGTGGTGTTTTAGTGGGTTCGGGCGGGGGAGGTGGATTTCTCGGGGGTTTGTGTGCGAACCAGCTCATAGTTGGCTCCTTAGGTCAATAAAAAAGCCTGGAAAACCAGGCTTATTTGTAATTAATTCTTGTTCCAATTCCTGTTCCTTTTTGTAAAGGACTTTCATCAGGTATGTGTATTGCTTTTCCTACTCCCATCATACAATATTCGTCTGAATTTATATCATGTATAAACCAACTTGATGTTTGTGTTTCAAAGTTGACGTATAATAAATTTACAGTTTGTTCATTTGGTGCTTGGGTAGCAATTACTAACTTTTCACCATATTTTTCCATGGTCATCTGAACATCTCCAAAACTACCGCACATAAAACGTATTTGCCGAGATTTAGGCTCAGCTGATACAGTTAATGCAATTGATGCTAAAAAAATGGTAGTTAAAATTTGCTTCATATTGTATATATGAAGCAAAGACGACAGTATTATATAATAGTTTTATTAGAATCTAGAACAAACAATTGTGTAAAATTCATCTAACTCTCCACTCCATTTTCCTTTAAGGTATTCGGCGAGGTCTCGGCAAAGCTTACCGTTTTTATCTTTGTTTGCTTGTACAAATTCACCGTGAAGTTTTTTCCAGTGGTCTAACATTCCAACTTCATTTGTTAATTTTTCAGGAGGAATTACACAAAAAGTTTCTAAAACATCATTGTCTATCTCATGAGGTTCTAACTCTAATACTAGATATTTTTCTGACAGTTCTTCTGCCACTTTTCTATTAAAAATTATGTCCATTCTCGTTTCTTTATCCCCACTGACTTGTATATATCTTGTACAGCTCTAGCTTGATAATAACAATCAATTAGTGCATTGTGAGCGCCATGTCTATCTTTTTTTCTAGGATCTCCGTGAACACTAAACAATGTGCGACTATCTCTAATTTGCCAAAACTGCCATGGTGTAGGTCTGTCTACTTGTCTATATAGATCTTCAAGTATAACAATATCAAACGCAGGACCTTGACACCATATATTATCGGCGCCCACTAAAAATCTATTGAGCTGATCGAGCATTTCATTAATGCTAATACGACCATCTATACCCATGGCTTCTTCCCTAACTTCTTCGGTTTGCGTAGCCCACCATGCAACAGTTTCGTCTTGAACATGACGGTCCATAGCTAACTGTTCGTCGACACTTGGTTTGAGATAAAGTCCTTGGCCTTGATCAACATCCGAATCCCACGGGCTAAACTTTACTGCACCAAGCGTTAGAATAACGGACCAAGGTCTGGTGCTTAGTGTTTCAATATCAAGCATTACGTCCATAATTATGAATTAAAAACAGAGTAAAGATGATCGTCAAACTTCAGTTTTTCTTGATCAGGTTGATTGGCTAATACACGCATTGACTCGGCTGCTGCTACACGACGTCGTAGACTACTTGAACTAAACGAATGATCACGCTTGTTAAACACCAACTCAATACCACGAGCATAACATTCCTGATCACCGGTAAATGATTTGTTGGCATATTCAACGCCCAATATACGCACATCAATTGGTAGTGTCAAAATAATGTCAATTAAATCTTGTTCGGTCTGATACACAACAACTTCATCAACATAACGGCATGCTGCAAGCTGAATTTGTCTTTCGACAATGCTTTGTACCGGTTTGTTTTTCGTGTCGGGGCGATCAATAGTGGGATCAGTTTGTAATCCCGCAATAAGATAGTCGCAGTGATTCTTAGCCTCAGCCAGCATAGCCACATGTCCGGCGTGAAGCATATCAAAAGTCGAGAAAGTAATTCCAATCTTAAGTCCTTTGTCCTTAAGTTCACGGATTTTATTGAATATCATTAAGTAGCAGGTTCTAATTTAACGTTGAGTGGAAAGCCGTTGTTGCGAGCGAGTAACGTTGCTTCAACACCTTTTTGTTCGGCAATTTCGTATGGTAGTGTGCTAACCACACTAGATCCATCTTCATGGATCTTCATTGTAAGTTCATAAGCTGTTTCTTCACTGTGATGAAAGATACTTTTTAGCGATTCTATTACAAATTCCATTGTGGTAACATTATCATTTATATAGATAACATTAAACAAACTAGGAGGTTGAACATTGGTTTTTGTTTGGATCCGGGGTTTAACAATAATATCTGTTTTACTCATAGTCGACTCTGGTTAAGTAGGGGGAAGTTTCCCCCTACAACTATTATATTACTTAGCAAAGGTAATAGCAATCTTTTGTGGCTTGTCTTCCTCCGGAACAACATGCTCAATACTAATTGCTAGAATACCATTTACTACTGTAGCACCACGAACTTCCATATGGTCGGCTAGAGGAAAGCTACGAGTAAAGTTGCGAGAACTAATACCACGGTAATGATAAGTTAGTTCTTCTTTTTCTCGCTTCTCGCCACGAACTGTCAGGACATTGTCCTTGTACTCAATGTCCAGTTCGTCCTCAGCAAAGCCAGCAACAGCTAGTTGAATAGCATAATGTGTTTCGTCAATTTGAACGATATTATGCGGAGGATAATTATCGTTTGTTTTGCTGTTAGCAAAGGTACGATTCAGCTCATTGAATAGTCGGTCAAAGCCAACTGCATGACGAGCAAGGGTAGGTAGATCAAAAGTTGTGATATAGGTTGTCATAATTTTCTCCTTTCATATAAGCAAGTATGACATATATGAGCCTAGACCCCGAAGGCATCTAGGCTACATATTCTTTACGGTTTTTCTTTAAATTCAGCATCAATAACGTCATCGTCTGACTTAGGTGGATCAGACGCTTCTGCAGTTGGCTGCTGTTTGACTTCATTAATAACATTAGAGGCTACAAACAATTCACTCAATCTAGTTGTAATTGCTTCCTTGTCTGTGCCTGCTACTGCTTCTTCTAATTTTGCAATAGCGTCTTGTACGTTTTTCGTCTGCTCCTCTGAGAGCCGGCCTTCCGCTTCTTTTAGATCAGTGCGAACCTTGTGGATCACTGAATCCGCTTGGTTACGGGTCTCAATTAACTCGCGTTGCTTTTTATCAGCGTCAGCATTAGCTTCAGCATCGCGAATCATTTCCTCAATCTGTTCTTTACTTAGACCAGAATCGCTCTTGATAGTAATCTTATTTTCTTTGCCAGTCTTTTTATCCTTGGCACTTACTTTAAGAATACCGTTTGCATCAACATCTAGGACAACTTCAATCTGTGGCATGCCCCTAGGAGCAGGATCAATTCCTTCAAGATTAAATTCACCTAGTAGTTTATT